ATCTTTCATTGAAATCCTATCACCAAAAAATGATTTATTATGTTTAACTATATCTAGTTTAGACATCAAAGTTCTGAAGTATAATTTTTCCCTGAATTTAGCAACACAATGAACTTCTAATCTGTTTATTAAGTGAGGCTCTTGTTTATAGGCTGCTTCTGTTAAGTAGATAGGCATCAAGCAATTCTTAGTCATGTTGAGGTTGGGCTCCATGACACCAATGTTTTTGTCTTGGCCAGGTTTATATCTTTGTGATAAATCCATATACTTAGGGCTCCATATATAAGGAATAGTGAAGACTTTCTGTATATTGTAAAAAGTTTGTAAATAAGGTATAGAAAAAGAATAGTGAGGAGACACCCAAACTTCGTCAACATTATCTGTATTTAATGCAACTTTATCCATCGAGTCACACAATTCGATGTCGGTCATTAGTCTATTACCGTAATGCACATGAACATGCCTACATCTTGGATTTTTACTTTTCGCAATATCAATTGTTTCTTTTTTTAGTAAAGATCCGGTTTGCAAAATATAATCAAATTCATAATCACCAATTTCATGTTCTTCCATGATTAAAATATCCAAGGGAGGATCTTGACATTCTTCTACATCATGGTTTACGCAAATGGAAACATTATACCCCATATCCTTAAGCATCTCCGCCAAGAATGCGATATTTTGATTCAATCCATTTACAAACAAACTTCTATTAAAAGTCGCAGTTAATAATATATTCATTAGCATATATTACACTAATGATTGATAGGTTATTGAATATTTTTAGAAGTTATTTATGTCTTCTGATTCTTTTTCTTTTATGAAATTTTCTTTAGCTTTTTTAAAAAAATCCGGCAAACCTTCCAGTGATACATCTTTATCATGAACTTTAAAAGTTTTTATATTATTGCATGCTATATTTAAAAAGGAATCTATCATTTCAGTTGGATCCACAGACATTTCTTCACAAAGAGAAAAAAATGAATCAATGTCAAGATCTTCAGGTTTTTCTGAGCTATCTAATGAGAATTCAGAATTAAGGGATTGCATTATGTCATTTTGTATGTTTTTAGCAAGGCTCAATTGACTATCTTGATCAAAAACCTTAGATGGATTTAAAAAGTTGCTTAAAAATTCTTTTTGTTGATCTTTATTCATAATGATTAAGTTATTGTGTTAGTAATATACCACGTATTCGAAAAAGATGCAATCTTAATGTCAAGAGAATGGTATGAGCTCGTATAGGATCCGGTACCACGAGAGCTAACATTTGCCCCATTAACTTGAAAAGTAACAGAGTTCAAATTTGTAGAATTAACAAGAAATACAGAGGTGTTGAAAAATGTATCTGAAATATTTTGAAAATTTATAGATAAACTACTTTGATTATTATTATTTATAATAAAATGTTTATTGCTTGATGTATCTAGATTTATTGTTGCTCCAGTGTTGGAATGTGAAGACGTTGAAGTTGTTCTAATATTAACGTAAGATTGACTTGCAAAATTGTTTTGTATATTAGATATAGATTGATCAGTGGCTTGCTGGTTGCCGTCCATATATTTACCAAAAGAGTTTATCGGATACTCTATTTGTAAAACTTCGGTGGCAGCGCCAGTTCCGTATCCATTTTCGGGTACAAATCTATGAATATAATGTAACCCACTCTCATAGGAAGCTGTAGAATTTGGAATTGTGTAATTAGCGTTACGAGTCAAGCCAGGTGGACCAACCGAAAGATTGTTGCCTAAATATTTAATGTCTTCTTCAAAATTTAAATAATCACTGAATGCTAAAATGTCATTATATTCTTCACCTAAAGTATCTACATCGCTTGATGTTTCTACAAATGCAAATCTACCATAAGACCTTACTTGATTTACTGCAACATCCCCGAGATTATTTTCAATTGTGATAGACTTCATGCCATCTGCAGAAACAAAACCAGCCTCCGAAACAGAAATGGAAGGTAGCATTCCAGAGCCAGTAATTTCAATTTCGTCATAAATCGTATTTGAGTCGAGTGAGTTCACTATCCTTAATTTTAGATGGGGATAAAGGTCATTAACCTCATAGTTAATGTCAGAATATTGAACATAATCAGAATCATTTTTACCTGAAACCATGAGGTTAATTCCAGTATACCCTAATTTAGGGTTCATCTCGAAAGATAAATTAGTTAAACCTTCTACATAATCAAAACTAATACCTGAGGAATAAAATTTTGGAGGTGTCAGGGATTTAGAGAGTGTTGCACTATCTTCAAGAATAGAAGTTCCACTTTGATGCAAGTTTAAATTGAAATAAACACTTTGTTCATTATCTTCAATCGGATCAATGAAAGGAAAAAAATCAAACATATAACCACTTGAAAAATCATCAAATCTTCCAGTAAAATAAGAATCTAAATCAAAATTAGAATTAGGATTAGGATCTATAGATAGTTCAAAATAACTTCCAGATTCACTAATATTACTACTTTCGGCGCGTATATTGTAAGTTGAGTAACTGGGTCCCTCTTCAATATAGCTATTGTTTATTTTGTTAAATAATTCAGGGCTAGATAGATCTGCAAAATGTATATCTCTATTAATATATTCATAACCAGTTCCATAAAGATCGTGAGGTATGATTTTAATTGCTCCAGAAAAATCTAAATCTAAACTTATGTCATAATTATTTAAGTTTGTAGGATTACCACTAAGTAAATAATCTCCAGTGAAATCATTATTATCGTAAACAACATAATCAATTTTAGTGCACTCCTTAGTGTAGGAGCTTAAAACATTAATATTTGCATTATTTTCTATATTAGAGTGATTAATCGATATGGATTTAATTGAGATTGGATCATTAAAAAAACTAACATTTCCAGTTACTCCAGAACCATAAAAATCATTAACTGAAATTTCAGCAATATAATTCCTTCCATATTGACCTGTGTTGACGATATCAAAATAAAATGAATTAACTTCTTTTGAATCTAATAGACTAAAACTTTCTCCAGATGAATATATATTATAATGTATGCTATCAAGAAAAGGGTCTTCGTTAAAATCATACAAAATATTTTCAGACCTTGGACTAGCTATAGATAAATTTATTTTGTTTAATGAGTCGGAGTAAATAAATTCACCAGATAAATAATTATTGATTTCTGACAAATTTACAGATTGACTATTAATTTTTATACCGCTTAATGCTAAGGTTTCATCAAAACGAGAAACTGGTACGTATTGGGGAGATAAATTAGAAAAACTTGGATAAGTTATATCGCTTTTATATGGGTATGCGAAACCATGAATAAGATCGTTTTCAATCAAGCCAGAAACCCTTATGTTGTGATGTGTTACTGTATCAGTTTTATAATAAGAATTGTTTTTATATAATTTAACTTTATAGCCATCTATGCCAGGAGTGCTATCCCAGGAGAAATCTAAATAACCTGTAGGATCTAAAGCCATTATACTATTATTTCATGACCAGAATACTCTCTAGAGCTATCTGTTGATCCATTTAAATTGCTGGTACTTGAGTCAATTTGAGAGTATTTTTCTTCGATGTATTCGATTGCTGTAATTTCAAATTCCATATTTTTTGCTTCTTTGATTTGTTTAACTCGAAAAGGCTTTGGCGAAATGTTAGCAGAATCGTTAGATTCAATCATCCAAGTAGATCCAGAAAAAATAGAGCCTGCATTGGTGTCGTTGGTAAAAAGTTCTAATTGAAACCCACTCAATCTAGATATTGTAAATTCTGAAAAATTGGAACCTCTAGTAGATTCTGGAGAAATACTCCAGTTTTGAGAATCGCTAGATGGATCTAAGTTTGTAGGGCTGGCTAATACAGATTCAGATACACATTTATAAAAACTTCCGTCAACTACAGAAACAACAACGTCGTCTAACTCGTAACCCTCTTCTGTTCCGTTCCATAAAGGAGGGCTCAAATTATCTTGCACTTCGATAAGTATAGAAGTGACCCCATTAAGAGCTTCAACGGGTATGTCTATTTCGACATCATAAATAGTAAGATTGTTCCCGTTTCTTCTGTCAAGCATTTTTTTAATTCTACCGCCAGAATGTCGCGATATTTTATTGTTATCTATTACATTTATAACATCACCGATTCTTAAATAAGCTGTTTGCAAACCAGACTTGAAATTAATAACTTCTTTTTCAAGTTGCTTGGTTAGTATTTTAGACCAGCAAAGCCTATGAGCTTCACCCCTTCTGGTTATACCTATTCCTGCCATTTTTGCATGAGAGTATCCATGTTCTGCAATTCCTTGTTGATCCTCAACATATTCAGTTTTTAACATATAATTGTCTCTTTCGTCAAGATAATCTATTGACGCGGCGGTAATTCTTTGTGTAGCTGGTGTAGTAGAGTAAGAAAAACCTTCTTCTGAAACATTTGCATTATTAAAAAGCATTACCGCACTAGAATTGCCAATTGAGGCATCTTTTGTAATATATATTTTTCCGCCGCTAAAATTGATTGTTGAGTTATAAATCTTAAGCAAATCTTTTATGTATTCGTATGCTTCTTTTTCAGAGTCTATATATAAATTGCACATATGCCTACGCTCAAAATAGGGAGCACCATTGTTCAATACTCCATCGATTGTAGTTTCTACTCTTTCATCACAAAATTGAGCGAATGTATAAAAAGACCATTTATCTACATCAGTTTCTTTGATGCCATATTTACCGCAACCATACCTTTCGTTAATTAAAAGGTCGTAAATTACCCACGCTGGGTTGCTTGTCCATTGCTGAATAAATGTGCCATCCCATGGATCATTGTATGTCCCGTCAACTTCGTTATAGTTACTTGGAACATTAATAATTCTACCTTTAATTAGATATTCTTTTTTTGGTATATTTGGAAAGTCTTTGGAGTTTACGCGGGTTCCTATCAGTGCCGTGTTTGGATAACTAAAAAAGCCTTCTGCGTGTTCAGTAATCGAGTGAACACTAGCACTTATAGAATATCTAGATTCAACAATTCCTCCCCTTACAGGGTCCATTTCTCTAGTAGTTCTGTATATCTTTAATATTCTGTTTTTAAATGTATTTGAGTTGCCTTCTGGAGCTTCAAGGTCTACGACAATATCTTTAACATAAGGATTAGTTGCGCAACCTCTAATTGTTACAGTGTCTTGAGTTAAATCAGTACCCTCGGTTCCATGTTCTATAACTAATTCAACTTTAGCTGGCCAGATTTCTCCGCTATTTTTAATTATTTCTCCGACCTTAAAACATAAAAATGGAGTTTGACTACATTTGATAAGATATTTTAATACATAAGTTGCAGCTAGCCCTCCTACTGCACCAAATAAAGATCCATAAAAAGAAGCCATTTTTGCTTGCTTTGCCAGTTCGCCTTTTGGAACTGTTACTTTACCACTAGTAACAGGACTTGCTAATCTTCCCGACCAGTTCGTTCCGGTTCCGCTACACGGCTCAGTTTTAAATCCAGTCGCGACAACTGTTGATTTTACTACTTTTCCTACCGTAGGATCTTTGGGGCCTAATGCGGCAACTATACTTTCAGCCATCGCTTTGCCAGCCATAATACCAAGCCCTGCTGCTATTAAAGGTATTAAATTAATATACATAGCACTTTCATCACCCTCATAAATATAATTTAATTCATTCATTTGAAGATTAACAGATACTGATGTAACTTCTGGATTTTTGATGGTGTGTGTATAGTAATAATCTTTTTCTCCATGATTTCTTGGGCCATATAATGGATAATCTACAATTTTAGTATGAGATGGCAATTTAAATTCATTATTCATCAAAGAAGCACGAGCTTCTGGGGCGAGTAGTGTGTCAGGAATAGATCTATCTAGGTTACCATTAAGATAATGGCCGATACGCATATCAAAATGAAATTTAGAGAAATTAAATCGATCACTTTTATCTCTAATCGGCACATCATTTAAAAAGATTGATCTAGCCCAGGCTTGAGGATCAGCATCTATATCTTCAGGTGCTACTGGATCTAAAGTAGGGTTAGAAAAAGTTAAAGTTAAGTTAGAGTCTTGAGATGTATATCCTGTTCCAGAGTCTTGTACTGAGATAGCTACTAAAGAATTTTCTTCAATAGTTACAGTAAAAGATGGAGGTGTATAATTTGTAGCATCTCCAAATATATCTCCAATAAATTGATCAAAAACAAAACCTAAACCAGTTTGAGAAACATAAAACTTTGCTACTCTACCTTCGGTCCCGTTTTGGGATAGGTGTGTACCATCAACAGATATAATAAGCGGCCTTTTAGGAAAATTTGTGTCTGAAAATATATTGTTTGTTGGATTTGTATTTGGAATAATCTGTCTTGCTATGGCATCTGTTTCAGCATCTTCAGTGTTGTTAGTCGTACAAAATAAAAAATCGTTGGCTTGACCTAAAGTGCTAAAACCAAAACCCCTATCAATAACATTAACACTAGAAACTCCGCCATATTTATCTGTTGATATTTTAGCTTTAAATGAAATATATGTATGCCCATTGTTTTGTGCATCAACTTTTGAGTTGCTTAACCCATAAGCATAAAAGCTGGAGTCTGGGGCATAACCTTTTCCTGCATTTCGTATATCGATAGAGCTAACGCCATAACTCTCATTATAAATTGAAAAGCTAGCTTTTTGACCGTTCGCATTTCCGTTCTTAAATCTGTAATTAACTCCATTGTTGGTTAAATTCATATCAACAATTCTACCAGTATATATCGATGTAAACATTTGGTTAGTTATCTGATTAAATAAACTGACATTGAGTCTTTCGAGAGTTAATGATGCATTAGCAAATTGATCTGGAATTTCCCAGTTGTCATCTAGCTCACTAAGTTCAAATGGTTTAGCGAATACTTGTGTACCAAAATCTGCTGGATTGATGCGTTCAGAAAATATTCCTTCGGGGCTTTCATGATCACCAGGAAACGGTTGATTATTACGAATATGATCTGCCCAGTTTTGAAAAAAACCATCTCCGCCAGCAGGTATATTCAATGCTCCATTATTAACATCAAAAGAAACTGTACTAGAGTTGTGGCTGTTATCAATTTCGCAAACCAAGCCATAATCTTGAATTCGAGAAATTTGTCCACCGTCTGATAGATTTATACCGCCGTAAGGACATAAACTATTGTCATGTGGTACGATTGGCGTAAACATGTTAAGCGTTGTATCAAACACACAGTTTCCAGGTACATTCAGCAAATTTATTCCAGTAATTAGGCCTCTTGCAGAAACACTTGCCACAGCTTCTATACTAGTAGGACAGACATATTTAGATGAACTAGAGGAACCACCAAAAGTTGTGGTACTTTTTCTTATCATATATACCGTTACTCTTGGAAAAATAAAAGGACAATAATAACCTTTAGGGTCATTTGAATCATCATTCGCTATAACTCCAGGATCTAATATTGGAACTTGAGTAAAATTTTGATTTCCTCCAGATATAGTATATGTAGGTAAACCACCAGTTCTTTGTCCTGGAGCAACAGTAGATCCGCAACCAACAGAAAAACTTGGATAATTCCTTCCGTTGAAATTGTTACCAACAAGACCACCTAAAGCTGTACTCATGGCAGTGAAAAGATCGTTTGAAAAAGCCGCACTTCGATTAATTAATGTACCCAAGTTATGTGTGCCAGGAGAGAATCCTCTGAATGCATTATAACCACCAGTCCATTGAAAGCTTCTACCGTTTGTTACGAGATTACTATTGATAGTAATATTAGTCATACCAAAATAAGCAGTCCCAGATACAGTAACTGTCATTGCACCATTAACCCAATTCCAGCTACTGCCACCCCATTGTAGCCATTGTGCTGTTTCAAGAGTTAAAGTTACTGATCCGTTAGTGTTTGCAGTACCGCCCGCATAACATATTCTTGGCATCTGCGACCAAGTAAAATTTGTTAAGGGAATAGTGGCATTATTATTGTTAAAGAATTCGTTGTTAATAAGCGTTTCAAAATTACTATCGTTTATTGCATCAGAATATCTAGATAAGTCTAAACATTTAGATGTTGAAATTCTATCAAAAGAAGAAGATTTAGATATTACTGCATTAAAATCAAAATCATCAGAGTCTGGGTTAATAGTAATATTAAATGCATTCAAACCCAATCCATCACCCATAGAAAAACTAGCGTTTAAATTTTCTCTATCTCTCTCCAGTAGATTTAATTGAAATACTGGGAAATTTTCACCATTTACACTCTCGGTAACTAAATATATAGAATTTAAAAATCCATTGATTGTATTAAGGTTGTTTGTATTTGCTTGCAATTCTCCATCGTCTAAACTTAATAAAAATAAACCATTAGAAGAAACTAAATGTGGATCTGTTGCATCGTTTGAATTATTTGTCCCGTTTGTTACACCACCTTGGTCATCTGGGTCAGAAAAACTAATACCACCAATATTAACTTCATTAGTTTGGGAAGGTGCAGGAACAATAATTCTTAAACCATTTACTGCTGGACCATTAGCTTCAATAACTTGATTCGTCATATTAACATAATTCTCACCAGCATTAAGAATTGGAATCTGAGCAGAATTATTTTCAGAAAGAAAAGCTCCTTGAGCTGAATTGTATGTAATCGTTCCTACTGAAATTCTTCCAGCTGAAAAATTAAGACCTTCAGATTCATATGGAAAATTAGATGCACCATTGTCTCTATCGAACCCAGTAATTGGGTTAGCTAGACCAACAATGGGACCTTCAGATAAAACCTCTAATGATTTATGAATGCTAATAGATTCTAGTTTTTGATATCTGCCTCTTGAGCCAACTGTTAGTGGTTGAGTAGGAGACCTCCATCCATCACATCTGTCTTGCTGGTTAGTTACTGCATTCCCATTAATGATTGGTCTTTCAATACATAAATCTGCAGAAGATTGTGGCCTCATAGAAAAATCTCTTTGTCCAGCAGGTGGCCAAACAAATGGTCGATTAGTCGAAGGAGAACCATGATCCCACCAGCTGCTTTGAGGTTTAGATTTTACACCCCCATTGCCTTCTGTTGCTCCTATAGTATATTGCTCATTTGATTTACCTCCCCCGCCATAATATTGATTGATTGGCTCATTATCTTGGTCTTGAGTGATAGATTTGAAATTTGCCGATTGACTATTACTAGTGAAACGTAAACCTGCGGAGCCAATTCTTTTTGTGGCATCTTGAAAACTAATGGGATTTAATGGAGACGCAAAAACTCCGGTTTCATTGTTTCGTAAATCTACTATAGCAGATGTATCAACATGGCTGTAATCAGCATCTTGTACATTAACTATCCTTCTTAAGTTATTTCCTCTAAGTCTTGGAGAGTAAATCGTGGCATTATCATAATCATAATCATAATTTTGTATAGTTGATTGAACAACTTTACTTCCAACCCTTAACTGACCATAAACTACAGGCACAGGAGAGCCTTGCTCTACAATATTTTCATTTTGAGAATAGATAAAAGAATTGGTTGTTATGATCTCATATTCAGGAGTACCATCATCAGACATTCCATCGCCCAACATATCAGTAAAAACCGACATCAAATAACCAAGAATCATATTTTGCCCGAAACCAACAGCAAGATCACCAGCACCAGATGATCCAACTATTGAAGGTAGTATATGATATTCATTATCCAGTAAAGGTAGATCCAGGCAATATTGTTCGTGTTCATTATTGTTGGAATCAACAAAAATATAAGAAACTCCAGATAAACTTTTATCTATATAATATTTTTTAAAATCTGGAAAATTAGTACATAATGCAGAAATAGCTTCACGCATTGTGTTAACATTTAATGTGATCTTTTCACAAAAATGCTCCGCCATATCTCCGTGCAATATAAACTTCTTCATTACTCCTTATACCTATATGTTTTATACACTTTATTTATCAATGAATCTGTAAATAGTTGAGAGGAAGGCATAGATGTAATTGGATGATGAGATAAATATCCTTTTTGATCAACGACACCTAAGTGGTAGTATTGCGATACATCTGGATAAAAAACAACAACATCTCCATATTTCCTTTCATTTATATTAACTTCAAAAAACAAATTTTCAATTTCATTTAATAATCTATCATTACTATCATTTAAAGATCTAGCCCAATTAAAAATATGATCGGATAAATTAATTTTAAAATTAAAATAATAAAAATCTTTCACATAAGAGACACAGTCTTGAAAGAAGGGTATGAAAATTCTATCTTTTAAAGGTCTAGGTTTATAAGAACAGGGGTAATACAAGCTAGATGATTTAGAGGATGTAGAAAAAACATAAGAAGGTAGACTCAATGAATTCGATATACTTTTATCTATATCGCTCAAATCAGAGCTATCAATAATATGAGTATGAAATAAACTGATTATTTTATTATTTAAATAATATTTGTAAAAAGATTTATTGTTGGATGAAAAGCTGTGAGGGTCTGCAATATTAAAGTTCTCTAATTCTATAAAATCGCAATAAGAATAAAAGTCATCAAAAACAAAAATCCCAAAAACCTCAGAAAGCTTCGATTTTAAGGCATACTTAAATGCTTTATGTATAGGTTTAGTATTCCCAAGTCCCAGGGAATCCTCCAAAGGGTAATCCATTAGTCCTTTCTTGAGCTCCAAATCTAAGCCTGCATCCTGATATATTTTTTGAACATGTATCTAGAACCCATTTATCTTTATGGAAAACTGGGTGATCTCCAGAAGTATCATCTTGTAGGCAGACAAAAATTTTATCAACATCTTGAGAGTCTGGTGGAGCGGTTATGCTAACAGCAACTCCAGCTCTATAATTTATGGTGGGATCATAACCAGTTACACCTAGTCCGTCATAATTGACTAAATTACCCTTTCCATCAGTTTGAGGAATGCCATTATAACCGCAACCTATATTGCTTCTGTACCTCCACTGACAAGTATTATAAACTATTTTTCTGCTAGGAATAAATGCATTTTCTTTCTCGAGAGGAGAAGCTAATTCGAGCTGAATTACATTTTGATTTTCTAAAATCTTTTTATTTACTACATATTTTTCAACAGGAAAAGAAACTTCTGTGGGTGTTCCATATGGATTTACTCCATTGGGGAAATTATTTCCACTTAAAAACTTAACGAAAGTTCTTGTTCTTTTAAAAGAATAACCAACAAAATCTTTAAAAAATCTTGTCTTTAAGCTAAAAAAAGAATCATGATTATCTATCGTTACAGTTGGTCTTGGCAAGCTAGAGTCTGTCGAATCAAAACCTTCTGCTTGAATTGGTACATAATAATAAGAATTCCCCTGGTATTCTATTTCAGTATTTAATCCATTTTCTCCAGCGTGAAAATAATAACTCGCGCCATGATCTTTGAGAACTATTTCATATAGGGTAATGAGGGTTGATGGCTCTAACTTATGAATTTCATTATAAATAGATGGATCCATATTATATAATAACTAAAAATTACAAACATTCAATAAATGTTGCAGATATTGTATGGTTGTCTTTATATACAACGGTATGAGTCCATTCAGGGCAAAAGAATGTAGGTGCGACTTTATTTAATGATGTAGCGTTAGACGGAGCATAATTAAAGTTATTGTAATCTTTTTGAAAATTAAATGCAAATTTTTTGTAACCCAAATGACTCTCCAAAAACAAAAGTATTTTCTTTGCTTCGATATTTTTACGCATATTAAATTCTAATGTTATATTATTTAAACTTGGGTTTAATCCATATTTTGAATATTTTTTATAAAAATCATTAACCGTACTTTGTTTATGTTTTGGGGCATGAGATAAAGAAAAAATATTGCTTGGCCTGAAATCAAAAACTCTCTCAGTTAAACTATCCTGGAGATTTATTCCTCCCTGAAAATTACATTTGTGAGCATAAGGGTAAAAGCAGTAATCATTAGGATTATCTATGTATATTGAATTCCTTAATTGAGTGTTATAGGTAATTCCATCAAAACTATCCGAAGAGGAAAGATTATCTTCTCCTTCAATAACTATATTTTGAGCATCCCCAGGAGGTATAACATGAGGAAAACTTAAGACTCTATAATTAATATATGAATTCGGAACATAAAGATGGCTGTATTGATTTAAGTATATAGTATTATTTTCGGATGTATTAGTAAGAATAACAAACTTTAAATGTAAGATTTCAAAAACTTGAAAATTATAGGTTGCACTTAAGTTCTGAAAATCAAAGTTATTAGGCTCTACACTAGATAAAGTACTAGCACCAATACAATTCAATGAAGCAGATACAAAGTTAACATTATCGTAAGATTTATTATGATTAAAATTTAAGCATGTGAATTTATTTTTTTTATAAGGATAAAATGGTTGATAATCAAATGGGGTTAATCTTTTATTCGAAAAACTTCCATCATTAGAATAATTTTGAACTTCATAATAAAATTGACTTTGGAAAAAACTTATTAAGTTTTGTGATTGGAGGTCAGTTAATTCGTTGAAATTTAAATCTAAAGTCATATTCAAGCCGTTAATACCTTTAATCGACCTGGATGACCAGTTGTCTCCAAAATTAGCTGAATCAAGTATTGCTGAAAATTTAGCAGAACTTCCATATGATGGAAGTTCGGTTATTTCGTTTATATTTGTGTCGTTAATTTCCATTATCTTACTGATTGCATTACAGATATAGTGCCGTTTAAATATCCGTCAGAGCTTACACTTAGAGATTCTGAGGTCACAATACCACTACAAGCAAAGCTATGCATGAAACCTGCAGAATCATAATCTACACCAGTATAAGATAAATCAAATATATTTGCAGTCAAATTTGCTCCTCTACCATGGTAGTGCCCATCAAATGTTATTTCTGGATCAAAGTTTTCACCTTCAATTGACATCGTTATAGTTGTTGACTTTTTTGAAACTCTAGCTGGAAAAATTCCGTCAGTTGAATCTTTAAGCTCTCCAGTTGGTACAACATATCTAGGAGACCTATCAACTGATATATTATAATTAAAACTAATTGGGTGCTCTAAATCTAAAGCAGAAAGGCCAGATATTGTACTATATTGGCCATGTGCGATAGACTTATTTTTATAGTAATCTTCCATTCCATTTGTCCAGAAATTTTTCAACAAATCACTTTTAACTAAATCACCATAAATATCAAAAGATGCTGAAGCTTGAGATATTGAATTAGGAGATAAACTAAAATTAAAACTAGTTAAATAAGCTTGCAAAAAAATAAAATCACCTAAAGATCCAAAAATGGGATCTTCATCAATAGGAGGATATTCGGTTAGATCAGATAATCCAGTAATATTAAAAAAGCTAGATAGGTTTCCAGTGTCAGTGTAAAAATTAACATCAAGAGTTCCTTTAATTCCGTTGCTTGCACTATATTCTGCTAGACTTTCAAAGTAACCGCTTTGAGCTTCTCCAGTAGTCAACTCCCATCCTCCGCTTTTTGCATAAAGGTCGACGACATAATTGTGTCCATTTGGCCAAATTGAACCAGTAAAATACAAGTGCTTGTTATTAGGAAATGTGATTTTCGTCGCATCAGCGATTTTATATATCGAAGTAGATAATGGTTGAGGTGGGCCACCACTTGGGCCAAGTAAAACTGAAAAAGATTCGTTTTCAACAAAAGTTTGAGACTCGTAAAAAGCGGTAGATCCAGTACCATATGCGCAGATTTGCAATAAATTTTCGTCAAGTTGTTTATTGGTTTCTAGGGGTTGAGAAACAGAAAGAGATGCGGATTCAGCAAAAACTAATTCAGTTTTTCCATCTTTATATAAAACTAAAGGTACATCTTCGTATGGTAGGAATTTCATCTTTTATTTATATAGCCATTATATATTAAATTAACCGTCATTAGGTCATCGCTTGAAGACTGAATTGAATGAGATAATAACCTTGCATTATGAATAGTAAAGCTTTGTATCTCTTCAGAAGAAATAGGATTTTTTAACGATATAGTCAAATCTTGCTCAGCCGGAGAAATAAGGTACTCTTTAAGCTTGCGCACTTCATGGTCACTTACATCTATAGAAAAAGAAGCTTCTTGT